CGATATGCAAATTCGTGCTCGATACGCTCTTCCAGAAACAGCCGAAAATCCTGCTGCACGTCCTCTTCGGAACGGTTGACCGGCATCTGCGGAATGGCAATGCCCATCACGGACCGAATGGGCAGACGCCCCTGCCCTTCGCGCGTAAAGGCCACGTGGTTGAGACTCGGCGCGGAATAGTTGCGGAAAGGCGGCTGTCCGCCGATATTGTTCATCTGTTCAGGCAGTCTGCTTCGTCCGCTCTTGACAATGCGCGCCGTAATCGTGTACTTGCGGTGCATGGATGCCCAGCCGTGCGCGCCGCCTGTCGCGCGGTATGTGCTGCCAATCGCGCCCCGCTTGCCCACAATCGGAATCAGACAGTTCACGCCGAGGTTGCTTATGCTGACTTTAGCGTTCTGCACGGCCTGCCCCACGCGCGTTGCGCCGATTTCGTATTCCCTGGGCAGGTCTTTCTTCATGATCTGGCGCGTGTGCCCGCCCGTGCGCTTAAATGCGGCGTAGAGCATCGCTTTTCCTTCCTGTTCAGACAGCATGGCGGCCAGCGCGTATGCCTTCTTCTGCACGTCGCTTGTGTCCACTTCGAGTATGCACCGCGCCATGTTTTCCGCCTCCTTTGCCCCATAACTTCCATGCCAAAACGCAAAAAGGCGAAGGGAATCGATTCCCTTCGCCTTCTCTCGCGATGATATCATTTTATCACGACCGGGGCCGTGAATCAAGTGTTTTGGCTCAGATTCTCCGCTTTTTCGTCCACCATGTATCTTTCCCGCCAGATCACGCTGTTCATGTCCTGCGCCTGCTCGACGGCGTTCCGCGCCCGCGCAAAGCCGTACTCGCTCATGTGCAGCTCCCTCCGTACCTGCGCCGCCGGCAGGTTGTCCACGTAAAACATCCGAACGAATACGCGCATCGTCTCGCTGGGAATCTCGCTCAGAATTCGTTCCACCGTGCGAATTTCCCGCGTGTAGCTTCGCACTTTCTCTCCGTAGTCCTCCGTCAGGGCGCTCAGTGCCGCCAGCGTCGCGTCCAGTCCGTTTTCCCCGCCGTGCGCGGTCGGCATCCCCGTCAGCCTGCGCGTCACGTTGTAGGCGCGGTCTTTCTGCCAGGCCATGCGTTCCTCCAGCCTGCAAACTTCCTTCATGATGACGTTGACCCGTTCCAGTTTCGGAATATCCCGGTTGTAAATCACGCGCGGCTTTTCGCCGCCTTGTCGGTTTTCCATCGTGTCCTTCCCGTCTCAAATGCGCAAACGTTCGCGCTTTTGTTATCCGTTTTCCGTCCGCATGATGTCCATTTCTGCCCAGCTCCGTCCGTCCCGGTCGTCGCTCAATATGCTGTCAAAGACCTTGCCCAGCGGACAGGCGCTGCATTTCATGTCTATACACATCTTGCATTGTTCGTGCGCGTAGTCGCAAAGCACATCGACCTGACTCTGCTCCATGATGGTTTCATCCTTTTCCACGGCTGCGGGCTTGGCGTAATAGGCTTTATAGGCCATGCCCGGTATCATCCGCCGCAGACTGATCATCTTTTCCTGCGGAAACGTCTGCACCAGTCCGTTAATGATATCCGTCAGCTTGCGGTCAATCAGCCGCATGTCCCTCCAACCGTTCGGAACCGCCCGAATGCGATTTTCCATTTCCTTTTCGCATAGCTCGAATTCGTTGATTGCCGCAAATATGCCCATCATGCGGTTGATGTCGTGTCGGTTGCTTCTTATCACGGGAATGGGCTTTCCCTGCCTGGTTTCGGATTGGATTGTGGTGCTTTCCATTTGTTTTCCCTCTCTCGCGTCACGCGCTCTCGTAGATATACCCGCACGCCTTATTCGGGCAGATACAGACAGCCTTGCCGTTCTGCACCCTGATTTTGAGAATCTTTCCGCATTTCGGGCAGATGCCCGGCAGACCGTTTATGTTCATTCCTCTACCACCGTTCT